CATGGTCGGCGGTCTGCCGGACTTCACGGAAAACAAGCTCTCCATCACGTATCCCCGTGCATGGTATGACGCTACGGCGAAACGACTATACCGGGAGGGAGGAGAACCGGAGAAAGCGGAATTGATAGGCAATAAGATCGAGGTACCCAAAGGAAGGGCGAGAAACAGATGGTAAAGCGATATTCACATACTGCGATAGTGACGATTCAATCCTGTCAATTGGTCAAAGGGGAATTGGTTGCCGGTAAACCGATGGAAATAGAGGTCACTGGGCAATACTACCCGTCCAATAGTGGACAGCAGTTGAAGCGGAACGTCGATGGAAGAGAGTTCATCGTGCATGGTGAGTTTTCGACCAAAGCCCGTCCTGTGGAAAACGCGAAGCATATCCGGATTGACAGTATCGCTCTCGATGTGGATATCATTAGCTGGGAACCGTTTCAGACTCACTCTGTAATCTATGTGTAGTTTATGGCAAGGAAAGGTGGTTTGACTCCGATGTGGAGTGATAGGGAAGTAGGGCGTTGGTTCGATTACTATGTGGATCGGGCGGAAGAGAGGATATACAAGTTATTGCAACGTGCCGGGGAAGAGTTCGTGAAGATCGCTCGAAAAAAAGGGAACTATCAGAATCATACCGGTAACCTCCGTAGCTCAATCGGTTATGTGATCGTTAAGGATGGCGATATATTGACCGAGAACTATGAGCAATCCACGGAAGGAACGGATAAACAGACCGGTATCAGGGAAGCGAAACGTTTGGTTTCCGAGCTGATCCCTCTTTATAAAAGGGGCTGGGTATTGATTGGTGTAGCCGCTATGCCTTATGCCAAGTATGTGGAAGCAATCGAAAATCTGGATGTTATCTCTGTCGCCACGGAACATGCCGAGGATTGGATCAAGAAACAGAGTCGAACGTTATTTGATAAACTCGCTGAGAAAGGATATTGAACATGGCAGATCAGTTTGATATAGTGGATATCGTATATAATGCGGTTGAGCCGGCGAGTACGGGCTTTATCCTGTATAAGGATCAATCCGGCGATGGCGAGAAAAGAAATCATATCACGATCCGCTCTCTGGCCTTGAATGGGAAAGATTATGTCAACAAGGGATCGATAAATATCAATATCTTCGTCAAGAGACCCTCGAAAGGCGTATCGGATCGACAGTTGATGATAGAGACCGTACGAGGCGTGAGGTTCGTGTTGCGGGATATCAAGCCGCCGTTGGGGATGTATTGGAAATCTCGGATCGTCTGGTCTGAGCCTATGGGCGAGGCCAAGGATGGCTTCGATTGTACGAATATTAGATTAGAGGTTATAACAGAATTAGATTAGTGATATGGAAAGAAGTTTAGCGCTGGATGTGGCGTATTTAGGAGTTGCGGAACCCGGGGATGGCGTAGCCGGTACCGAGTTCACCCAATGCGTTGACGTGGATACGGTGACGTTCAATTTCTCGGACGCCAAGGAGCTTAGTTTTACGTCCATGGGACATGAGGATCCTTGGGCGGTGGTGAGTCGGAAAGGAGATCCTTCCAGTATAGAGTTCACTATCCCTTCTCCTACGAGCGACGAGATGAAAATGTTTTGCGGGGGAACCGTTTCCGGTGATAAATGGGAGGCTCCCTTGTCTACGCCCTCGATATTGAAGACGATCAGGCTACAGAGCCTGCCGTACCAAGGTAAGTTCACGGAATATGTCTTTGTCAAGTGCTCTGTGTTCGGGAAGATCAGCCAAGCCCCGGATAAGGAGAATTGCGATCTCTTATTGGTAAAGGCCACGATCATGACACCGGTATCTGCGGCTGGCAAACAAGCGTCCCCGTATAGCAGGGCGGTGAAGGCCGTATCGGAAGACACGGAATGATGTTTTTTGTTTAGGTTGTCTAGAGCCTCGGTTTTTGCCGGGGCTCTTATATTTTAGAGGAAAATCATGAGCGTAAAGCGAGCACTACAGATTGAGAGCGACGTGGTGACAAGTCGGTCAGTCGTGATTCCTTTCGAGTTCAAGCCGGAGACGATCCCGGCGGGTAAGAACGTTGGTGATAGTATCGTTATCACCCCGATCACGGTAAGGACCGGGTTTAGGATACGGCCGTTACTCTTGCGGATTGACAAGGCGGACAAGGATGCTATCGTGGCTCATAAGGATGTTACGTTTGATAGTGTACTGTCGGAGTTGATGGCGAAATATGACGAGTTGATCTTTGAGATCGTATGTTTGGGTATCCATAACAAGAAAGGGGACATGCCCGCTTGGTTCCGGGAGGTACTGAAAGACAATTGTACATGGGAAGACCTGTATATCCTTTTGAACGCTATCCTCTTTCGTCTGGGTTGTAACCCTTTTTCTCGTACTATCATAGCTTTGGAAGCTGTGAGCCCGTTAAGCGAAGAGGAGATAATAGCCCTTCAAGAAAACAACGAGACTTGGGTAGGTCGGAGCCGGTGACGCAAAGTAGCTTCATGTTCCTTGTGCTATGTAACGAGGCGTTCGGGTATACGCATGAGCGGACATTGGACAGCGATCTGGCGCTTGTCATGTCCATGCTACGGGAACATGGTTACTTGGTGAACGACCGGAACAAATCACTGCTCGTGGACGATGATGAATCCGGGGATAATCATGGCGAGTGGGTCGAGGTAATCGATTTCGATACGGGAAAAAAGAAAAGGGTTCGAAGAATGAGCCCGGTATGATATATATTACTTTGCGTAGAGAACGTTTGTCATAGTGATTTTGGTTGTAAAAAAACCGACGAACCGTGAGGCTGGTCGGTTTTTGTTCTCTGTAAATGTGTCAAGATCTTCAGAGTGTCTGCTCGATAACCAGAGCGGTGTCTTCTAGCGAAAAGTAATTGGGTAACGCTCCGGATGGATTATGCTGTCAATCTCAAGATCCACATCAATTGCGTCCCAACGCAACGAATCCTCGTCCGGTATGGTCACGTCCAATACATCCGATACTTTTGCATTTCTGAACCAAGGGTATCTGTCATACGATAGATAATATTCCTTCCCTCCTACGAAAAGGAGGATACCGTGTGCATTAATCATTGTTACTCCCGCAGGGGGTGTTCCATTCATTTTTTTATTATATCGAGGCCGGACAAGCTGCATGAGAATATTCGTTGATATCTATAAGATGGATATTCAAAACATCTTCAATATCAAAAAGAGTGCTGGTTGTAAAGTTGTGGTCACCTCTTAACCATTTGGATATCTCAGAGGGACGTTTACTCATTTTTTCGGCAAATTCCTTTTGGGATAGACCTTTCCTTTTGATACCTTCTGCTATTTTTACGGCAAGCATCATACGTCTTTCCATGTTCTTGGCTCTTTTCGTGTCTATATTGCCAAGTACTGTATCCAAAATAGATGTATTGTTCATATTTATTCCTCCTTCAATTTTAAATTACCTAAGAAAAAACCGTTATCATCGAGATGTATATCCTTGTTTTTGATGGCTTCTGATATGATTCTGGATATTCGAACCACTGTTTCAGCTTCTTTTTTTAAGGAAGAACTTTCTTGATAAGCTCTAATGTTTTTGGGTTTGTATCCTCCACCTCCAACAACGATAGCAACGTTAGCAAATCGAATACAATAGATTCTTAATTTTTTGTCAGGACTATCAAATAGAGCGCAAACACCATCTCCCGGTTTCCCTTCATTTAGCTTGAAAAAGTGTTCGGCTGCCCCCGTTTTTGTAGCCATAATTTTTAACTTAGATACGATATCTTCTATTTCGGTTGGATATCCAGAATAGTTGTTCTGAAGAAATTATTCAAAAACGCTCTGATCCTCTTGATTGAGAATGACAGAATATATTTGAGTCTTCTTTCCTGACAGTTGCTTTATTTTGACAATCTCAAGTTCCACGATGAATTTTTTCTTTTTACAAAAAAACGAAGAAAAAGCGACAAGGCAAAAGAAAATGTCGAAAAAGATAACTTATAAGTGAATTTTTAACGGTTGACAGTCTCACATGAAAGGCTATCCTATATTTTACCATAAACGCATTATGGGAATAAGGAATAGGGATGGAGCGCTGTATATTGCGACTGGTCTTGATAACTCCGGCATGTACGAGGGAACACGGGAAGCGATGGGAATTATCAAGACCTTGGCCGGTGAGATCACGTCTTTTGACGTATTCGGTGGTATCGGTATCAGTGCGGCGACGGCGTTCGCCAAGGCCGCAAAGAGCTCATACGACTTCGAGAAGGAGTTCCGGAAGAACATGCTGGAAGTAGCGACCATTTCCACGCAGGTAACGGATGATATGACCGGTTTCATGAATCAGGTCATGTCCATAACTCAAGAGATACCGATCAAGGCTCCGGAGGCCGCCAAGGCGTTATATAGCATTGTCTCCGCCGGACATGACGGGGCGGATGGTATGAAGATCCTAGAAGTTTCGGCTAAAGCTGCCGTGGGAGGACTTACGGAAACCGAGACGGCAGCCGATGCCATTACAACGATCCTGAATGCTTATAAGATGTCTGCGGAGGAAGCCGGTACGGTCTCGGACCAGCTTTTTACAACCGTCCGGTTGGGTAAGACTACATTTGGCGAATTGGGAGCCTCTATAGCCCAAGTTGCTCCTATTGCGGCCGCGTATGGGATTAGTATCGACCAAGTGTTGGGTGCTGTCGCTTCATTGACCAAGCAAGGAACGCCGACGGCGCAGGCTATGACACAGATCCGTGCCGCTATCCAAGGAACCGCCGGAGAACTTGGAGACGCCGCTTTCCAAGGTCGTACTTTCCAAGAGGCATTACAATTGATTTATGAGAAGGCTGGTGGTTCCGCTTCCAAGATGAAGGAAATGCTTGGCACGGATGAAGGCCTGGCCGCTACACTGGCTTTGACTGGAAAGAATGCAAAGGCGGCAGCAAATGATTTGGGAGAGTTGCAGGGCTCCTTGGGTGCGACAGAGGCTGCGTTTGAGAAGATGGCTGACGCCGCCGATAATCAGCTCACGTTGTTGGCGAATAATGTACAGGCTTATTTGCGCCCAATGGGAGAGAGGATATTGAAAGAGGTGTCAGATATCGCCAAGGCGTTTAATGAGGCTTTTGAGAACAATGATATCGAGGGGACGATATCGAGGGTTGAGGCATTGGTGAAAAATGCGGCGGGAGCGTTTCTTTCTTATAAAACAGCTATTTTGTTGGTTCAAGTGGCGCAACGATCTTATATCAAGACATCAGCTTTGAGCAGACTGGCGACGATTCAGCATACGACCGCAACCGCGCTGCTTACAGGTGCTTTGAAAAAACAGGCTGTCGCAATGTTGGCCGTCGGAAAAGCTGCCCTTGCGAATCCGTATGTCTTGGCCGTGGCGGGTGTTACGGCCCTTGGGTATGCGATCTTCAAGCTCGCGACACAGGCGACGGCATCAGAGAAGGCGTTGGATTCCCATAACAAGAGGGTCGCAGAGATGAAGGACTGGATAGAAGGCATGAGATCTCAAACGGATGAACTATTGAATGCTTTGCGCGACGATAACAAGTCCATGTTACAGAAAGTGGAGGCATACGAGAAATTACAAGCCCTCTATCCGGATGAACTGAAAAATCTATCCTTGCAAAAGTTCATGTTGATGGATATGACGGAGGCTAATAAGATGCTTTCTAAATCGATAGATGAGCGAACCATGGCCCAACAGCGCGCTACCGTAAACTCCATAGAGGATGAAATTGCAAAAAATAACCATCGAATCTCCCAGCTAGACAAGAAAAGTTGGATTGATACCAGCTTTTCGGAGGCATTTGAGTTACGTCGTTTACGAAAACGGAACGAGCAGTTGAAGATTGAGCATGATAAAGCGGTTGAGATAGTCGTACAAGGATTGAAGGCTCGTACGAAGGCGGAGGCGTTAGCTAGTAGCCAACAAGAGGAGGAAAAGGCGAAAATAGCTACACCTATTGATAAAAAGGAACTAGAAAAGCGAAAAAAGCTTCAAGACGAACTCCTATCCCTCCGCCGGCAGAACCAGCAATCCGAGATCGATCTGATGAAAGAAGGCTCCGCAAAGAAGATCGCCCAGATAAACCTAGACTATGACAATGAGATCGCCGCCATACTTACCAAGGAAAAAGAGTGGAAAGACGCTCAAGGCGGCAAACTGACTAAGGAACAGACCGTGGAGATTCGTACAGCCTTGGTGAACTCATACGTCAAACGGGAGCGATCGACCTCTAATGTGAATAAGGAACAACTGGAGGAAGAGAAACGTGCCATGAACGAGTATCTGAAAGAATACGGTTCTTATCTTGATAAGAGAGATGCTATCACGGCTCTTTATAACGAGAAGATAGCCAAGGCTACGACGGAAGGCGAGCGTAAGTCCCTTTCCGAGGCCATGAAAAGGGAACTGTCTGATCTCGACATAGAGGCGAGCAAGACGACTTCCGCTATCAGTCGGTTGTTCGGTGACATGAAAGACAAGACCCTCTCCGAGTTGGAGGCCATCAACCGGAAGGGGCGTGAAGCCTTGGAGTTCTTGAAAAGCGGTGTCTGGGATGAGAGCAAGGGCAAGGATTTCGGTATCACGAAAGAGACGTTTGAACTGTGGAGTAAATCACCCGATAAACTAAAAGATATCTCGGATGCGCTCAAGGAGAACAAGGAAGCCGCGGACAAGTTGCGCCCGGCATACGAGAAGGTCGCCAAAGGTCTGAAAGGCGTATTTGAGGCTGGTAACGATACGAAAAAGCTGCGACAGGCAATTGACGATATAGAGGAAGGGCTTGGCGAAATCATGCGGTCTGGGCAATTCCTCTCTGATACTTTCTCGAAACTCGGGGATTCGTTCGGTGGTGCGTTCGGTGAGATAGCCGAAGGCTTGAATGTGGCCATGGACGCGGTCAATTCCGCCATGGACGGGGCGAAAGCCGGTGCGATGTTCGGGCCGATCGGTGCGTCTGCCGGTGCCGCTATCGGGGTGGTCACATCCCTTGCCTCCTCTATCGCCAAGATCCATGACAAGAAGAACGAGAGTCGTATCCAGCGTTTGCAGGATCAGATCGACACGTTGGACAAGTCGTACGACAAGCTGGGCAGATCCATCGAGAAAGCCTATTCCAAGGATGCCTCCAAGCTTATCGACCAGCAGAATAAGCTATTGGAACAGCAAAAAGTGCTTATCCAAAACCAGATCAAGGAGGAGGAGGACAAGAAGAAAACCGACAATGACCGCATCAAGGAGTGGCGGGACCAGATAGACGAGATCAATAACACCATAGCGGATAACAAGGAGGCCGGCAAGGACGCCATTTTCGGTAGTGACATAAAATCGGCGATCGACGATTTCGCCAACGCTTACGCCGACGCGTGGGCCGCCGGGGAGGACAAGGCGCGATCGGCCAAGG